CTACTAATGCTCTTACTTGTTCTCCAGAATATAACCTATAAGAATTGTATTCTGCACCAGCAGAACATACATAAGTATATCCTTTTAAAATATCCGCATCATTTGGAAAAAATCCAATACTATTACTTGCTGGAGTATAAGAACCCATATCTCTAAATAAACCATTAATAGCACTATCTGTATAATTATTAGCAGAAGTTAATACTAAATAATCTGCTGTTGCTTGTAATGTACTTACTGGTTTGTTTTCATCAGAAGTATTATCTATATTTTCAAATCCAGTAATCCTTGTACTAGGCACAGTTTGATAAGACAAATCATTCCAATTAGAAGTACCATTTCCAAATTTAAAATATAAAGTGTTAGTTTCTAAACCAATCTCTCTATCTAATAATATTGGATTAGCTATACTCCAATTAATAGATGTATCTCCTCTTACTTGAATAGTATCATTTCTAGTTACATTACCACCATTAACAATACCATCAAATTGAGTAGGATTAACATCATTCCATTGTCCATTATCCCACACTCTAAATATATTTAAAGAAGTATTCCAATAATAAGTTCCAATTACAGCAGTAATAGGATTACTTGTTAATGCTCCTAAGTACAAACCAGAAGTAATATCAACTACTTCATCACAAGATCCATAAGGTTCAATTTCAGGATATGTACTCATACAAAACCTCTATCATAAAATTTATTATCTAAAGTGTATTGGCTTTGATATGAACCAGTATTAATTAATTCTTGTATAGCATCTTTATATCTACTTAAATACAAATTAGTATCTGTAGGAGTACCACCACCATTCTGCATAAAACCAAGATAAGTAACATATAACATTAATGGTTCTAAGTACTGAGGTAATATTTCTAACTCTTCATCTAAAGTTTGATCTGTAACAGTAGCAGGAGAAGCTCTATAAACTAATGTATATGTTTGTCCAGTTACTTGTAATGGTACAGTTAATAATAATTTAGAATTAATAAATACACTATTGTAATCACCTTGCACATTAACAGGAACATCAAAAGTAGTAGTTAATATAGGAGTAATAACTCCTAAGTTATCTCTAAAATATTGTCCTGAAGTAGTAATACTAATTACACTTATAAAGTCATCTGGTAAAGCATATTCATCAGTACCTTCTACTAAAGTAATAACTTCAGTTGTATTACTTAAGTTAAACTTTGAGAATAATTCTATTAAACCAATATTAATAAACTTAATAATACTAGCTTCTGATACTGTTGTTTGGCTTAAAGAACCTTCTTTAACTAAACTAATAAAATCTGATACTAACATAAGATTCCTTATACATAATATGACTGATTGTAATCGTTACTTTCTTCAATAGCAAATTGCCATATATTTAATTCTTTATTCTCTACTAATGGTATTGCTTCACTTGGTTTCCATGCAGTCATAGAAGCTAACATTGATATAGTATCAATTCCGTCATCTTTTTTGGACTTAAACCCACCAGGACTAGCTAATCTAAGCTCATCCATTAATTCTATTATTGGTTCACTTAACTTCATTTCTTCTGGAAAGAATATCTTATGAGTTTTAAACCAAGGAACTACAACATTAAACCTTTGCATCTTATTAGTATTAGGTCTTATACCAGGATTAGAACTATTGTTATCACTAGCTAAAGTAAACCATACATTTCTTTTCATCATCTCTTGGTTTAACCAAGGTATAAATCCACCTTGTTGACCTGTAACTTCTACACCTACTTGTTGAGGTTTGTACATTTGAACCAATCTAAATAAGTCATCAATGTTCTTATCCATTAACTGTTTCTTACATACTCCATCAATCCAAAACCAATCTCCATTAGCATTATATGCCCATACAGAGATAAAACTATAATCACTTGATGTCTTCTCACTTGTAGCAAAGTCAGTGGTTATATAGAAGTTAAAGATACCTTTATTTTTAAGAACATCTTCTCTTTTAAACCATCTAATATCACTATCAGTAATTAATCTATCTTCATCTGACATAATTCTTAACATCAATTCTTGGTTAAAGGTATCAATCTTACCTGACTTAAGTGCTTTATCATATTGAGCTTTAACATAATCATAATTAAACCTATCTTCCCATGCACCTATAAATTCTTTTCTTGTGCAAGGAAATTGTTCACACACAGGAAATACATTTACTTTCCATGCTCCAGATTCAATTGCTTTATATAAAGGATCTCTTGAATTAAATGGAGTACCTAGCCAAAGTATTTTCTTTCTATTAGGATGTAAAGCGTAATCAATTGCTTTATAAACAGTATCTTCTATAGCGGCAATAATTGTAGGAGATCTTGCATCATTATCACTAATTAAATCATCAAGAATAGCTAAGTAAGGTCTTTGACCTAATTCTTTACTTCCTCTTACTCCAGTGGATGCACCATAACCTTTAAACACTGTAACTACACCATCTACATTCTTAAATTCCCATCTTATATCTGTAAATCTAACATTACCTTTAGGAATAAATGCTTGAAGAAATTCACTATTCTCCCATCTATATTCCAAATTCTTACGCATATTCTTAACACCATTTTCAATGCTATCAGAAACATACAATCCTAAAGGAATCTTACCAAATCCAGGTATTTCACCATATACAGCGATATAGAGAATTAAATACTCAGCACATAAAGTAGTTTTACTTGCACCCCTAAATAACATATTTGCTACAGCAGTTTCCTTGTCGCAAATAGTATCTAATATTTTATAATGAATTATGGGTGTTTTATTTTCTTCTCCCGCACTACCATTAACTAATTTAATAAAGTTAATAAACTCTAATGCAAAAGTAGAAGGAATATACTCTTTATCTTCTTTATAACTTATTTGGTTTAAATAGTCTTCTACTTTCATTATTTACCTGTAGGTATTTGTCCATGTAATAAGAACCAAATAGAACCTACTGCTATAGCTATACCTGATAACCATTTAATAATTGAACCTATAATAGTCATTACTTTAATAGTACCTGTAGCTGCATTCCACATATCAACTAATCCTTTAGTATTTTCACATGATTCATTAACCTTTCTAAGTAACTCTTGATAGTTATCTTTTTCAGTAAGTTCATGCTGCTTAAAGTGCTCTATATGAATAGACATGATTTTTTTTACCTCATCTAATTCATCTTTTAAATTAACTCTTCTTTCTGATTCTGCCATTATTATTATTCTTTAATCTAAGTGTTTTTAAAATCATTGTTAGAAAAATGTTTATACATACAAATAAAATGTTAAAAGCTATTAAAATGCCTAAGTGACATCCATAAAGCCCCATTTATGAGATGGGTACTTTTTGTTTTTATGATGAAAGTGGAAAAGTAGGTATTCCAGCACCTAAAGCTCCATTGATAGATACTCTAACTTCATCAAATAAACAAACTGATCCATTTTTATCTATTTCAAAAACATTTGAAAAATTATTGTTTGAATAAGCTGTTGATCCTACTAGAGCACCATCTACATATAACTTAACTGTATTAGTAGCCGTATCTTTTACAAGTCTTATAAATGCCCATGTATTTACAGTGATACCAGCCGCAGTTATATCTGTTGCACCGTCTCCAATCATTGTTAAGGCATTGTCTCTAAAAGTTAGATATTTTCCAAAAGTTATAACAGTACATGCAGCTCCATGTCCAAGAGGGTAACTTGGTATTTTTATATAAAACTCACTACAAAAACTTAATGACTGCGAAGACATTTGAGCTATTGTCCAATAGACATAGCTACCAATAGACAAGCATCCGTTAAAATTTCCACTTGAATTGTAAGTAACAGCACTGCTTCCGGTTTCAGTTCGTGTATAATTACTGCTATCCAATAATGCATTGCTACTATTATCTCCATGCAATAATAATAAAATATCACCAACTGGAGCTGGTGCAACATATTGTTGACCACATAGCACCATACTTAACATTTATGCTACTCCTTTACATACCCATTTACCACCACCTGTATAATTACTGTGATATTGCAAAGTGATTGTAATCGGTTGCGTTGTTGCTGCTGTCGTTGTTGGTAAGGTGATTGTACTTGATACAAAATCTGTCCCATAAGTTATCGCTCTAGCTGCGGTAGTGCTACTTGCAATAATAAGTTGTAATATTTGTTGATTTGTAGGTGTGCCAGTTGGGTTATTAAACAAAATTGAGGCTGTTTGTGCATAAGCTTCATATACATCATAACTATTACTATTAATAGTGACACTTGTATTAGATGCCTCTGATAGTACGCGGTTAGTTATGCGTTTGTTTGTTAGAGTATCAGTGCTTGATGGACTAACAATATCAGCATCACTAATTAGCGTATTTAATTCTGAAAGTGTTAATGTATTTGCTTGATTTGGTAGAGATATTTTAGTCATTACATAACCTCGTTAAGAACTAAATTAGCATAAAACGTCTCTGTTGTACCAGTTAATCTACGCACAGCTAAACAAACAATGTCAGATGTTCCATCAATTTTAGATCCTGGTCTCCATGATGTTTGGGTTATTGACGATGAAGCTCCATTTGCTGAGCCTGAAATTCCAGCATCCAATATTAGATCACCACCACTAACTGTAGTAGTATTAGTTCGACTAACATCATACTCAATACCAGAATTAGTAAGTGCTGTAAAAGATAGTGCTGTACCAGTTACTGTTGGGTTAACAATAAGTAAAAATTCGTAATCAGCAGTACTTGTGCATCCAATTGAAAATTTAACCGTATTTATTATTGAGTGCAGATATCCAGAGCGTAATCTAAAAGCAATTAAAGGATATAAATTAGAATCATTTAGCGTAACTAATCCTGTAGTACCTCGTGTAAGAGTACGATTTATACCTACTTCTTGTTCTCCACCTTCACTTGTTACAGTCCAACAAATATCACGGTATGTATATGCAGTTGCTGACCCTGTTCCAGTTGATTCTATTTCACATCGGCATGGTAAATTAGGATTTTGCATATAAGGCAAGGTTACACTATTTGCATGACTTGTTTCTTGCGCATAAATTAAAGAGCCATTTAACGAAAATCCATAACGGACACGACCAACACTAAGCCATTGATAATCTATTGTTAAAATTTGCGCTTTAGTAATGTCAAGTGTTATTCCACTTTCACCAGTACCATTTAGTTTATCTCTATTCCACGCGCTTTGTAGAACTTCTGTATCAACAACTGATCCGCTTGTTTTTGAGCGAATCACCATTGATAGTACACCATTAGTTTCTTTTAAGAATATACCACTATCGTTATTAAATAACCCAACTCTGCGTGTAACTGCTGAACTAGCTGAACCAATAACAAAAGTCACTTCAATTTTTTGACTTTTCCCAGACTGATAGTTTAACCATCTCTTTGATTGTCTAACTCGCTTTCCTGCTACGTTACCGTTCACAGTCATTAGTGTACTTGCTTGATTAGTTTGATACGCACTTGATGCTGTACCTGATACTTGTGCGTCATCAAATAATAGTGGTTGATTATCTGCAATTTGTTTGCTTGCAAAAACAGTGTGTGGAGTTACTACGCGCAAATTACCAAAAGCATCGCGTACAGCATTGTCAGCAAATTGTATTTTTGGTTGGTCTATAAATGACATTTTCTTACCTTTAAATTATGAACCAGTTAGCACCATCACAGTGTACTGTTAGTGAGCCTTTACTTCCAACACTAATACTTGTAGTTGATACCCCGTCAATCAAGCCATCAGTAGGCAAAATAGTTAAGGCGTTAGCATAAGATGATTTTTTAATAGCAAATTGCCTACCAGAATTATTAGCAACTGTGGGTAAGGTAAAAGTAAAAGATGATGATGTTGTATCTCCAATCACTAAATAATCAGTATTAACCAGTGTGTAATTTGCAGTTTTTGTAGAAACTTGAAACCCTGCGGCACTTGTAGAGTTTACATAATAAACCTCAATAACCGCGCCAGTGAACGGGGCAACAACAAAGGTTAATGCAGTACCCGTTAGTGTGTAGTCAGTAGTTTCTTTCTGTTTTAAGCCATTTATTGTGACAACTGCTTCATTCTGAGCTGCTGAATTTGTGAGAGTAAAAATAGTATTAGAACCATTTACTGTTCCTGAGGGTGTTTCGTTTGTTGTTGATACCGTACCACCACTACCAGAACTACCAGATGTAATTGATGTTACCCTACCTTTTGAATCCACAGTGACATTTGCATTTGTGTATGATCCTGCCCCAACACCTGTAGCTGCTAATGTAGCAGTAAATGTTTCATTTCCTGAACCTGTAACATCACCTTGTAATGTGATAGTTTTATCACCTGTATTTGTTCCACTTAAATTACCAATGGCTATTTTTTCAGCATCAGTTACATAATTATCATCACTGCTACGTTTTGGCTCTTTTTCACTGTCTAATTCAGCAATTGCTGCTTGTACATTGGTAGATTCTAAATTACCAGCCGATGAAAAAACAATCTGAGAGGCGTTACGGGTAGCATCAAGCGTGAACTCCCAAACCACACCATTAAATACAACATGGTCACCCACTAAAAATGACAAGTTACCAGAACCTAAATTAACCGTTCCTGCTACCGATACGCGATAAACAAATCCTGCTGTACCTGTTGAATCTAACAACTCAGGAGTATTTGTAGCAGCATTCCAGTCACCTTTGAGTTGATAAACACTTGCTAAACCTAAATCGCTTGGTGTTAAGCCATCTATTGTATCTTTAACCAGTTTTTCGGTCGGGTAGTTTGCATCACTAGGCGTAACAGACCATGTGTTAACTTTGTTAGCAGAGTTTTCTGGTGTAAATCCTAAATATGGTTGCTTCTCACTATCAAGCTCCTCAATTGCAGCTTGCGTGTTAGTCGCTGTAATATTACCCTCAGGCACAAAAATCAATTCGCTTGCTGTTGTAGCTCCACCTGATTGGCTTATTGAGTTATCAACATAATCTTTTAGCTTTTGTGGAATCGGTCGTCCATCTTTAAACTCCATTATGATAACCTCGCTGTGATAGAACCTGTATTAGTTAATACAGTTAATCTATAAGTTGCTGATGCAATAGGACTAAGCATTAATAAAGTATTTGTTGTAATCATTGGACTAACAAAATCAACCGCTGGGGCAAAAATAACCCCATCTAGTGACACTTCAATATCTGCCGTGAATGATCCACCAGTACAAACTACTTGCAATGCAGTAGCAACACCTGAAAACTCCGCAGTCACCGCTCCTGTAGTGGTTTTATTTGTGCATAAAACAACTTGAGCATTACTGGGAACTACTTCAGTATTTGTATCAATTTCAGTTAGTTTACTTAGTAAACTTCCTGGAGCAACTGTAGTCATAATAATTCCTTAATAATTTTTACCAAAGACTAACACTAAATTATCCATTTGTAAACTCACCATCAATAACTAACTTCTGATGAGCAATATCAGTAACACTCTGTGTACCTAAAGTAATAGCCTTTAACTGTTGAGCACTAAACTCAGCCATAGTAGTTCTTAATTGTTCAATCATACTATCACTCTTAACACCAATATCTAATTCTATCTTAGTTGTCTCAGGAGGTTTTAAATGAGTCAATACACTATTAGCAGCATCACTTCTAACTTTAGGACTTACATCAGGACTTGTCATTAATTCAACTTGTACATTTAAAGCTTTCTGATACAAATCACTATTTAATACATGAAAGGGGATAATAGTTTGTTCAAATATTAAATTAACTAACTTATTTTTATTATACATAGCAACATAAGAACTCATATCCTTAGCACTTGTATTATTCTTAATAAACTCTTGATGTCTATCAGGAAAAGTCTTTAAATAAGCATCTATATTACTTGAACCAAGTAACTTAAAACTAACATACTTAACAGCTTTTAGATAATCACCTATCTTAAACTTACCATCTCTCATAACTCCTGTATAACTAAGTAAATTCTCC